CGCGTGCTGATCTTCTGCACCATTTCGTCCTGTAGAATCCCATCGGGTATCAAACCGCGTTGCTTGACCAGCGCACAGGGTTTCAGCCATCCAGACCCGTCGAACGCGGCGGCGGTCTCGCGCGTGATGCCTTCCAGCCCTACAGCGCTGTATTGGAATATGCCGCCGGTCAGCGTGGCCAACAGCGTTACGTCATTTAGGCGTGTGGCGACATCCGATTCACGACTCATCTGTCATCGCCTCAACGAAGCTAACAAAATCCGCAATAAACTCAGAAGTCGGCTCGAAACCGTATTTCTCCATCATCACGCGGCGCACCGTCTCCGCGTCTCGCACCAGTGGCAGCGCGCTGTAGTATTTTGCGTTAGCGTCGTAAATCTCAACGCCCGTTGGCTGGGGCAATCCCAGCCGCTGCATCAAGTGGCCGGCCACTTCGTTTGGCCGCTGGATCAGCGCTTCCAGATTCACAATCTCGCTCGGCGTGTCGGTCACGTGCAACATGTAGAAAATTAGCGCATACGCCTGGCGAATTTGCGCCAGCGCCGTCTCCGTGTCCAATGCGTGCGGTGCGGCAAGTTGACTTTGCACCAACGCGTGCCAATCGCGGCTCATCACCAGCGCTGTAGTCTCATAGCCAGCGCCTTTTAGATTACGGATTATGGCGCGCAAGTCCGGCCATTCTCCGCGGTGCGGCAAACTGCGCCGCCAGACAATGAGCGGTTCGGCAACCGGCAACCCGTGATCTAGCCGCTGCTCGTGGCCATCGTCGCCGTAGCAGCCGGCGGAAATGAGCAGGCAAGTCATCAGCCGCGTGCCGCTCGATTCGGGGCCGAGTACGAGAAATGCGCGCTTTGTCATCCGGTAGCCTCCCCTATCCCCTGAACCTCACCCAGCGTGAGAATTATGTCAACGATTCTTAGCTGATCCGAACCGTAAACGAACCTGTAACCCTCCGCCATGTTAGTGTCCGCAACCGTGGCGTGATTACGCACACCAAACACCACCACACGCCGCACCGGCGCAAGACCGGCGGCGCTCGTGGCCTGGCTGGCGTTGCTGTCGGATTCGAGCCGCACCGTTTGCGCGGCCAGGGTTGTGCCGGCCGCGGTCTTGAACGCGACCGATGCAGGCTTGTCCTGAATGCGCTTCCACGCCAGGGCGGCGCGCTGGGCCTCGGTTGCGGTCGGGGTAGGCGCGAGTGCGCTGGCGACGCCGAACCAGGAAGATAGGCTGATGCTCATGGGTTCACCCAACCGATCTCTGTGGCAGTATTGAGGAGAATCGCTGCCAGTTGATCGCTAATTTTGAATCTCTCCATACTGACCCTGATAGACTCGGCAAAATCACCATTCCCCCGTTCGCTAGCCGCTTTCCAGTCACACAACATTTCGATTACATCAAGCAAACTCATGTCATCGACGCCATCCGGCCAGTACTCTGGATGATGGCTGTTGTGCTCATAGTGATGTTGAATGATCGCCTTGAATGGTGCGAAGGCCGCTCGATGCTCCGGCGTGCCGTACTGCAACCCTTGCAGCGCGTCGGATAACCCAGCATAGCCGGATAGCTCCGGCTCCTGTAGTTTGCTGGCATCGTGGCGGGCAGCCCGCCCGCGTAACAGATCAGCACAGAGGGATAAATAGCCTTCCACCCTTGCGATATGCTTTCGTGTGTCCTGTACGCTTTTTAGTAAGCTACTGGTCATAATCCTGGGTACTCCTTCACACGCGCCGGTATGCCGGCTGTTCGCCCAAAGCGCGCCGCACTACCCGCACCCAACACGACCGCCGCGGCAAGTTCATCCTGCCAGAATTTGAGCGCCTTTTCGACTTTGGCAAACATCTGGCCGGCTTTCTCCTCGCTCTCGTTTTGGCGATAGTCATTTAGCGGAATTACCCCAGCCAGGATGCGCCGAAAGACAATCACGCGCGTGTAGGCGGTCAGGCTGACCCCGCTGTATGTCTCGCCGGCTTCCGTCCAGATGTCGTCAATCGATGCATCCGGCAGACTGGTTGTAGTAGTGTTAGTATCGGCCCGTAATCTGTCAGCTTGCGATTGCGTAGCGACTGTGAGCGCCATCGGCCACCCCCTCGTAAGTACTCAACGCCTGCCCGGCGAACTTGCGCCAGTCATACATGGCACGCACCCGCGGCGCTTGGCTGTACGCCCGGCGTAATAACTGCTCTCGTTCCAGCGCCACGTAGCGCATGGCCTCGGCCACATCCGCAACATCCACCTCAGCCCACTCGCCAAGCGGCTGGCCTTCCAACCGTTTGGCCCCGCGCCAATCTGCCGGCACGAGTTTGTAGGGTATTGGCACGCCCCACTGTTCGATACCGTCAGCCGTGCCGCCCCAGCCGGTGGCGAGTGCGATGCCACCGGTCGCGGCAAACTCACGCGGCGGCAAGCCGAAGCCTTCGCCCTTGGTGGGGAATACCAGGCAATGAGCGGATAGGTACAATTCGTATAACTCCGTCTCGCTCATGTCCCGTTGCACTATCTCAACATTCGGATTCGTGATGTGCATCTCAACACGCGGTGTCCGGCATTTGAGAATCAACCGGTATTCTGGATCGTCCCCAAACGCCCGCACAAACGCATGGAGCGCCACCAGGCCGCCTTTGCGAAGTCCCCGATCCAGGAAGGCCAGGAACGTACACGGCCCATCCGTGTTGCGCGCCGCGGGTTGGTAGATCTCGTTGACGCCCAGCGGCGCAATATGGATTGCAGTGGTAATTCCACAATCCAAAAATACATCGCGGCAAAACCGGCCCGGCACAATCACCGCGTCCATCGTGTTGAGCGTCTCCGCCCACCCCGCCGGCAGGCGACTGCTCTCGAACATGGTCAGCGCCACGCGCGGCCCAATTTGGGTTAGCGCGCCATGCCGGGCATAGGTGGCCGGATAGCCCAGCATGATCCCACCCAGCGCCGCCCGGATGGGCTGCACCGTGATGGCCGCCACGTCCGCCGGTTGGTTAGGGTGACGATTGTCGCCCAGCGCAAACAGGTTGACGTGGCAGCCCAGCGCAGTAAGGCCGCGGGCCAGTTGGATGCAGATCAGGCCGTAACTATCACAGCCGTCTATTGATCCAGGAGTACAGACATTAATGATCGTCATAGGCTAGGCGGTCGGGAAAGTGATCTCTTCGACGCTTCGTTCCGGGTCAGCAAACAGCCCGAAGTAGGTATCATACACATTTTGGAACATGAACCGGCTGGCGTCATTGTCCTGTCCGTCAAGCCCGAAGTCCTGCTTCACGTATGACTGATAGTCGATCCCGCGGTACTGCTGGCTGATCAGATAGCCCATGCCGGCGGTCACACCGGTGTACGTGGTCGTCTTGCTGCCCCGCGTGCCCGTCCAACCATCATAGGCGATGACAGCGCGGATCATGTCGATTGCGCTGGATTGCCGTGCGATCCCTTGCTGCGCAACCCGTTGCAACGCCTTTTCGACGATAAACATCTCCGCGCTGCTAATGAGCAGGACATACGGGCCACGCCGTGGGTTGGTCGCATCGGTTTTGGCCGCCACGATGGCGTCCTCAATCGTCAGCATGAAGTCTTCGACCAAGGTGTCGCCGCTCGGATTCGGGCCGGTTTGATTGCCCGCGCCGTAGGCGAAATTGAGAATTGGCGACAGGTGGACATGATTGAGCAGCGCATTGTAGGCAATGCCGGCCTGGCGCTCGATAATCGGCACGCGCCAGAGTTGATTGTACGTAACCAAATCCTTTGAATACTCGATACCGACGCCGTAATGGCGGATGCGCACCGTGACTTCCGAACTGGTCACGCTGGCAAACTTGACCTCGCCACCCTCGAAGATTTCTTCCAGCACCACGCCGCCAGGGCCGATGCGAAAAACGCTGATGTTTTCCGGCAATGATGCGTCGCGGATTTCGTCGTAGATCGGCGTGTAGAGGATTGGTTCCTCATCACGCCCGGCGTCAACCTCGAAGCGCCGGCGCTCGTTCCACTCAGCGCCGAACGTGTCGGTGCCGATGAACTCATAGATTCGTCCGCCGTTCGGGTCGCGAATCTCACGCACCTGGTCTTGTAGGCGGAAGTCGCGCGGAAACGCAATTTTCGCGCGCTGCTTGGCCAGGTGCTCCTTACTGTAAATCTTGATCATGATAATCCCTCCCTAGCTCAACAGCGCGTTATGCGCAATCATAACGCCCGTGACGATATTATTGGCATCCTTCGCAGCCG